ACTTGACTTGTTGCCTGCACCTCTTGTCCAGTTTGACCTAACATTTAATAAGTTAAAATACTCCTTTCATCAGCAGCCGCTCCTAAGTTAGTACTTGTATAAGCATCGACCTTAACCACTGGAGTTTGAATACGATTGGCTGGAGTACCCGATGGATCAGTAGTTGCTGGACTGGCATCGCTACTTCCATCTCCACATCCCGTCAATAGTAAACTTGTGCTAAGAACACTGGTCATGAACAATTTCATTTTCATTCGTATATCTTCCTTAAATTCAATTTTTGTTGTGCTTTAGTTTTTAATGAACATTTTAAATGTCTTACAAACAATTACGCCTAATCTTCATTTTTCGCAAGTGATATTTAATCAAAATGAACAGCGAGATTTTCTACTTTTCAACATAAATTGCATTTGATAGCTCATCTAGCCTTACTCTATGTTTTAAAGTAGATAGCCAACTGTTAAGATTGATGGTTACTTGTAATTGTTTAAAGGTTCAAAAGATGCAAGCCATTATTTTAGATACAGAAACTCATACACTAAATGGTTTGCCTATTGAAATTGCATACGCCCCTATTGAACTTAATGCAGGTAAACTCACTTTAGATAAAAGCAAATTGTTTGATCAGCTTTATCAGGTGGGAGCTCCGATCTCTTATGCTGCAATGGCTGTTCACCATATCTTAGAGTCCGACCTAGAAAATCAGCCTCACTATAAAACCTTTAAATTACCTGATAGCACAACTTATATTATTGGCCATAATATTGATTATGATATTGCCGCAATTGCTCGCTGTGGCGTCGATGTATCTCATATTAAACCGATTTGTACTTTGGCTTTAGCACGTAAAGCTTGGCCAGATGCCGAAGCTCATAATATTTCTGCACTCATTTATATGATTTCCCAAGGCAGCGGTAAAGCTCGAGAAATGCTGAAAGGTGCTCACCGTGCCGACGCTGACATTATTTTAACTGCCAATATTTTGATGCATATTATCTATCATTTAAATATTCAAGATATTGAAGAGCTTTACCAAGTTTCTGAAGAAGCCCGTATTCCGCATACGATTAATTTTGGTAAGCATAAAGGTACGGCAATTGCTGAACTGCCTAAAGATTATATTCAATGGCTTCTACGTCAAGACGAGCTCGATGTCTATTTACGCAAGGCATTAGAAAGCGCATTTTAATTTCCTTAAATAGATGATATTCATAAATTCTTCATCAAATTGTCATTTTTGAGTTTTATCTTTAACCCCATTTATATTTTATTAAGAACAGTACTGTTTGGTAGAGAAAAATCAAACAGGCTGCTTCATTTTTATATTGGGGAAATACAATGTCTGGTTTTTATCGAACCAATTTGGGAAGAGTTGCGCTTCAACAACGTAATATTACGTTAAATGCAAAACAAAGACGTTTACTTCTATTAATAGACCATGAAGATTTTCAAAGTCTCGATACTGAGTTTAAAAAGCGGATCGCCCCACCAGAACTGATACAACAGCTCATTGACTTAAAACTAATTGCACCTTCTAATGAAAATTATTCAGAGTTACCTGAACAAATATCTCCCCAAGAGTCATCTATAACAACTAAAGAAATACATCAAAAAAATGTTGATGAGAATAAAAGTAATGATTTAGTTGGAGAAATTCAGGTTCCTCAATCAACTTCTGCGCCTTCTTCAAATATTGAAAATAACCAACCACGCATTCCAGTTCAACAGCTATCTTTTGAAGAAATACAACTATTAATGAAACAAAGCTTAAGCCAATACTGTGGCCTTATGGCAAAGCCACTTATTCAAAAAATAGAGCAAATAAAAACACTTCAAGAACTTAAAATGTGCCAAATGCAATGGATTACCAGTTTGCAGGAATCACGCATTCCTCCTCATGAGCTAGCACATACGCTCCATTCTATTAATTATTCAATTCAGCTTATTCAGCAACGCATCTAAAATAGAACAAGCTGCTGTTTAATTAAGCATTAAACTCACTTGGTACGTATTTCGTGCTTTACCTACCGGTGTTTTTTTCCTATGATGTGCCCCACACATGTGCGCTCGTAGCTCAGTTGGATAGAGTACAGGTTTCCGAAGCCTGGGGTCGTGGGTTCGATCCCCGCCGGGCGCACCAATCTATTTTATAAATTCAATAACTTAACTATATTTTGGCGTATATTTGGCGTAATGCGCTATTTATCCACAGGTTTAGAGGTAATTTTGCTTCTTATCAAAGGTCCATCTTTTACCGTTGTAAGTCACAGTGCCATCTAAATTAATCGGCAATTCTTTTAATGAGTAGTCATAGATTTTAAGAACATTCCCGTGCTTATCTAAATCAGCGGGTAGATTGCAGGTATTCTCCATTCTCCCCGCTTCTGAAACCATGATCATTAATTGCTGCATGAAAAACCTCGAGAGAATACAGTTGAGAATAATTTTGCTCAAAATGTGCAATTATCCAGATTATTGAGCAAATAATTGCACTTTAATAAAGGCTCTTACTCAAGAGCCTTCACAATCGCACCGTGTCTTGCTTTGCAATCATTATATTTTGCAACTGTATCAACTGACCAGATCATTAAATCTTTGCCCGTTGTTCCTGCCAATTCATTTAGATTTGGGCATGGTTGAATAAGATTAGCTGGTATTACCGGCTTTAATGAGTTCATTGAGTTGCTGCACCCCAGCATCGTCAATACAGCTAGACTTATAAACAGGACGCTCCACGATCTTTTGCACTTCACGCTCAATATATTCGACTTTAGTGTTTTGCTCTGCTTTGACTTGCTCATAGTCTGCGCTCACTTTATTGATCTGATTTTGCTTTTCTGCAAGAGCTTTCAAATTCTTGCGCTCAATCTCTTGGATCTGCGATTGACACTTTTGTTCAGCTTCTTTTAACTGACCCGTTTTGTAATTGAGTACGGCCAAAGATATGGCCAATAAAAAAGCGAGAAACACAATAATGATTTCTCGCCAATATTTAGCAGCAAATACAATCCACATCACTGCGCTCCTATACATTTAGCATGTCTTTCAAGCTGTCTAGTCCAGACGCCATAGCATCCATTTTTACGAATAGAGCAATCGCGCTTTGCAACGTACTTATATTTAAGTAATGAGTCGCAAGCTGCCTTATACTTCCCTACCTTTAGATTTTTCAGCATTGATGAGCTAGACCATGCACCAATCCCGTATTGATACGTGAAATCGAGGTATAGGTCGTATTCAGTTTGTGATAATTTCACGCCCTTCAATGAATCTTTAAACGCGACTTCACGCTTGGCCACATCATTACGCAACCATTTATCTGCTGTTGCTCGTGTGATTGGTGGATCTGTCATTTTTACTGGTGAGCCATCGGGTTTAAATGTAGAACCATGGCCCTGTGTTGGCCGATCCCCTTTAACGGGAATTACTGGCTTTGATGTAAACCCTTCATCGTTTTTTACGCCCACAAAAAAAGCAGCCGAAGCTGCTAAGACTGCTGCAATATATTTAGTCTTGTTTGACATTACAGTCACCTTTATTTTCCAAGCTTTCTAAATAGGCTTTAAGTGCAATTTCATCGCGCTTATTTTTCTTTCTGGCGTAGTACCAGTTCATTAAAAAACCAGCTAAACCAATGATGATACTGACCCAAAATGCTAAATCGATTGACCCGATCCACGCCGAAACTGCTCCTGCCACACTTCCCCCGTATGTTGCACCCTTACTGGCCGCCAAAGCGGTCGATGTATCTATAATTTGCTGATTGTCTGCCATGCAGCCCCCTAATTTCGGCATAAAAAAGCACCCGTTTGGGTGCTGTTATTTCTTCATTTCAATTACACTTAATGTTCTTGAAGTGATCATAAAAGTATTATTGGAACTAACATTCAGTGGAATGTTTACTCCCTCCTGTCGTGCAAAACCTGCTTTAAGTGTGTATGTGACATTACCAACTGTACTAATATCATCGATCGCAGAAACGATAACTGCTGTACCATTAAAATTGACATTAATATTACCTGTCTCGATGTTTGCACCTAACGAACCTCTGCCAATTAAGGACCCGTTTCTATATATTGAAATATAAAAAGATGCCATAGCTCTGTCATTTGCAGCAATTGGCTTGCCTCTCCCATCACCAACACTACAAGCTCAAACAGATGGTGTGCAACTATTTACTCAACCATCCAGTCTAACTTTACCCCCACTTCTATTAAGCGTTACTTCACGACGTGTTCCTATACGCTCCTCCCATGC